GCAGGGGGGCTGCACAGCGATCTCTACCCCAAAGGGTAAAGAAGGCCCCCCCGCCGCGCCAATTAAGCGCGAAACCCGGCGATATGAATTATGTTGCCGGGACCCATCTCTGTCTCAGGGCGAGGACAGAGCGCCTGGGCGATGCGTCCAGGTGATCCGCCTGTCTCATCACGAGATACGGAACCAAAGGCTCCGATCCGTGGGACGGACGAATACACTTCGCCAGAGCAAAATAACCCCCAAGAGGATCATCTTGCTTCACGGGGTAAGCAACCCACGCGCGCATCTCTTTGCGCATGAGCTTCCTATTCCACCGTGTCGGACAACGTGCCTCGCTGTAGCACGTCCATCCGATAGCGGGGCTATCATCCGGCGTCACTGGGAGAGGTCCCAGCAACCGCTCGACTCCTTCCCTTAGAAGGCGAGCCGTGCGAAAGTAACCAGCCTTTTCAAGCTGGCGCGCAGTCGCAACAACCGAAAGCAGCCCGGACACGTCGCTCCGATCTGCTGGAACATCACTTCGAAGATAAACTGGAGTGACCAGCTCACCTCGGAATGCGTCCACGCCGCAACTCTCCCGGAAGTTCCCATTCCAGAAGGACTTTCGGCGGTTGACCTTGAACCCAAAGGATTCAAGGCCAGCACAGATCGCGGGTGCCTCGTCTGCGGGAACGATGAGATCGTCCCCATAGACGTAGACGTCCTTCGCCATAGCGGCGATGGACGCCCGTGACGGAAACAACCCCCTCTGCTCTAATCGCAAGGCGATGATGCTCGTAAAGAACACCAGCGCCTCAACGGGAAAGCAGAGTGCTGAACCCATCGACGCGAACTTCTTCAGACGGATGAGCGACCCGTCTGGAAGTTCAGCGGCACGCGAACGGCAGGCATCAACTAGATGCCAAAGAGCCGCATCCGACTCAAAAAAGAGTCTCGCGTGCCCCAGGCTCACAAGATCACTGGCGTCAGACATGTCGAGAGTAGCCATACGGCCATCCCGGCTTGCCTGAAGTGCCAAAGACTGATTAACTGATTGGTCCGTGAAGTTCACGTGACCACCAGTAATTGGAGAGGCCTCAATGCTCTCCTTCAGTCTCCGCCACACCCCCTGCTGCGCAAACTGCATTGCAGCTGGTTCGATGGCGATAATGCGAGGAGTAGTCTGGGTCTTAGGGACGAGGGTAACCCTCACGGGTTCCTCGTCCTCAGGTTCGACGTACTCGACCGCAAGATCGTCGCACAGATCACCATCCAGAGGAATGCTCAACGCATCCTCATATGGCGTTCTGTCGGAGCCAAACAAGGCTCTACGGAAGGTAAAACCCGCCGCATCCAATCTCGCAGGCCAACGCTTGAGAGCGAACCACTTCTGGTTCTGACGGACTCTCTCGCGCACCGCCCCAGGGCCATGGTGCGACATAACCTCTAACTCACCAGGAGTTTCGAGATCGTACAGGTCGAGTGATTCGAGTATAACCCGAGCCACTCGCCGATACCGTCCCACTAGAGGGTGATCCTGGACGTCAGTGATGCCGTCATCACACGTTCGATAGCGCTCGACTGCGGCGACCTCTCGCTCGTGAGAGCAAGGTCGGATCACCTTCTTGCCGAAGAGGCAAATTTGCCTCACGGCTCGAATACAGTCAATCGAGGGCTCCGAAAGGAGTCGACCGTCTCGGTCGAAGATCTTGTACAGGAATCCCGACAGAAATGCCGGGACTCCGGGGCGCTTCTTCACAAAGTAGAGAAACGCTCCAGGGACAAGCCGACCTTCCTCCAGGCACTTTTCAAAGTCCTTGGAGAAAGACGAAAGAGTGATGGTAATAAAACCATCCCCCTCATCCTCGACCCGTGCTCGCAACGTTTTAACGTCGCGGAGCACAGCGACACCACCCTTACTCCCACAGTCAAGTAGGAGCTGCTCGACGAGGTCCACCAACTGGCTTTTCACGGCTGCTCCTTAAAGAGCTAGTCGGTCCAGCGCCAGCTAGTCCACCTCCCCCACCTCACGTCTCGCCACCTAGCACCTTATTCAGCACGGCGTAAGAGCCGGCTGTCAGGAGGGACACCAACCCCAAGACGAGGTAATACCCGTCCGTGGGCAGCGCCAAGTCAGGCTGATCGATGGTTGCCGACACCGTCATGGACAAGGGCTCTTTTTGCCCCGCCACACGAGGGTCCGTTGCCAACCACGATCGAGTCAGCCGGAGGATCCGCCGATTCCTGGTCTTACCTGCCCCAACGCCATAGGCGTGGGACACGTTGAGTTCCAGGGAGTGCGATGGGTCCGCCGGATCAACTCCCCGGTAAGAGGAGCCGTCCTCATCAGAGGACACTCTTGCCAGACTGAAGGTGACAGAAGCGAAGGTGAGGGAAAGTGGATCAGCGAGCATGTGCGCCTCTCGAGTTATCGAATTCCCTGGGAGAGACCCAGGGCAGCGAGGATCCCAAGCTGGCCCGCATTCAGCGGACGCACCGGGATCTCAGGACTGAATGGGTTGCCATGCGCCAATCTCGACTTCGTCTCGGTCACGAAGACCGATTCGAAAGTAGTACCGGGCTGTTCCGGCCACTCGTGATACCCGACGGCATTACTGCCGTCGTGTGAGCAGAGCGCCGTCCAGCGTTCGGTTCTCACCCAGTGCTCCATAACATAGAAGTACCGGGTAACGAGGTTGTCGACTGCATTTGGCGAGAGGTTGGACATTACTGTCCCGACATCAAGCCACCAGTCGGCCAGCCAAGAGAACGGGTAGACCTTGTAGATCAGCTCTGGGGTCGGTAAAGACCCAGACAAAGCTAGTCTTGCACGGTCCTCCCACTTGACCGAACGCACGTTGGGGATCCAGTAGCGAAAGCTACCGACCGCCCATACTCTGCGCTCATACGTGACGGTCTTCTTAAGGATCGTCCGCGGGTGACGGAACCATACCTCAGTAGGCTGGCCCCCGACGTCCCAATAGGTATACGGGACGTCCCAAACCTGCGGCTCGTCCTCAATGGACACGTCCAGCAGGTTGACGCGCCGGCGGAGCCACTTGCCATTCTCCTTACGGAGTTTAGCAATCTGTGCGTCGATCGTGAAGGAGAGCTTATAAAGCTTCTCCAAATCACCGATAAACGGTGCCCAGCCGAAGACCACATTGAGGTACTCTCCGCCCAGTCCTTTAAAGAACTGGGCCTTTTCCCTCAGAGTTCCTGGGAGATGTCCCCCGGGCTTGAGATATTTCCTAAGGGAGGTAAAACCTCCCGGTCGGAGGATCTCTCGTCCAAAGAAAGCTCGCCCAGGCACAGCAGGGAGATCTCGCAGCTCATATAAGAACTGCAAGAGCCCGGCTTGCGGGTTTCCGGGCCTCGTCCTCTGGTAAGCTTTAGGCACAAAAGCCTGAAGTTGGTCAGTTTTGACCGACCAGGAAGGAAAGAGGTCCAAAGGCGCGACAGGCAGTCTGCGACCGCGGAGGTCCCCCACGCCAAGTAGCGTGAGATGGCCACCAAGGCCCCAGGCATACCAGGACGGGTAGTCGACCCTCCCCTTGTGCTTGACATAAGCCGAGCACTGGTAGAATGGCCCGCCACCCGTCCACGCTCGTCCTCGACGAGCATGTCCCTCGCTGATAAGTAGAGCGTCATAGCTCCAGTCCTCCACAGTCGCCGTGGACTCAGGGAAACCCACATGAGTGGATGTCCTGAATTCTCGAGTCCGTGGGGGACGAAGCATCAGAGCAGCTCCAGACAGTGGGAACAAGGGAGCGGCACCGCACAAGCGGTGCC